AAAGAAACTTCAAACATATTATGCATGATGACAACCTCGAACTCATCTGGGAGCGAAAAAAACTAAAGAAAATGACCGTGGAAGAAATGCGGAAGAAGTTGGAAGAGTTGACCGGAGAGGAAATTGAGGTGGTACAGGAATGACAAGAGATGCTATGAAACGTAGAAAGGAGACAGCAGGAGTTATCCGAAAGATTGAAGCGTACACTATGGCAACGAGGAAGCCCTGTGAGACGGCTTTAAAGCAAAAGGGGCATAAAGCCTTTGCCTGCGACTTTAAAGGCGGTGAGAGGGCGAATAAGGACACTCTGGACTACATAGCAGAGAAATACAACATAAAAGAGCGGATTCCGGGAGGCGATTGAGTTGGACAAGAAAACACTGAAAAAGTATAAGCCAAACAAAGATAGACTTATCCGGATTGAGAACCAGATACAAGAACTCTGTGAACGGGAATCGACTGTTGTCATGGGGAAGGTAACGGGATCCAGCGCAGATTTTCCGTACACCGAAGTGAGAACATCTGTACAAATGTATGACCCTTACGAAGAAGAGAATGTAAGACAGCAGATTAGGCGAAAAGAAGCGGACAGGCTGCGGATCCTGAAAGAGCAAGAAGAAGTCGAAGACTACATAAATGGGATTGATGATCCGGAGATTAAAGAGATATTTGAGTTGCACTATCTTGAGGGGAAAACCCAGCAAAAAGTCGCAGATGAAATTGGATATACCCAGGCGCGAGTATCGCAGATTATAAGCGGGCAGCTTAAAGATTTATAGCAT